AGCTACGCTCAGAATAAGAAGAGATCCACCCAATCCCGCCAATGACACAACGAGCTCATCAACAGACATAGATCCTATCTTCTTTAGAACGTCAGAAATAACAACCAACGCCCCACTTAGAACCAATATCCCGGCAGCCGTAACAATGAATGCGCTACCGGTGTTGGCAACTTTAGCAAACCCAGCAAGACCAGTCAGCAATATACCCAGGACTGTCATTCCTTGAGTGAGTGTTGATGCATCAAGTTCCCCCAACTGCTTAATGACTTTAGATAACTGACTGATTGCTGCACTAAGAACAAACATACCAAGAACATCGTCAAGGTCTTCTGCTTTGAAGTTCATCGACTTCATGAATATAGAAACTTCAGCCAACAGAACACCTAGACCAGCGAGACCCTGAGCCATTTCACCAAATTTCATTCCACTCAAGGTCTTCAACGGACCAACCAAAGTTCTCAACGCTAGACCAAATAAGATCATACTACCCACGCCACGAAGAACGGATCCTTCGTTACTGGATAAAGCTTTGGATGTAAGAACTAGAACTCCAGAAAGAGAGGCAATAGCAAGAACGCCCTTGACAATATCGCCTGAGGGAATCTTAGAAAGCTTTACCATCGCTGCACTGAGGAGTAGAACTGCCGCAGATATACCAAGCATGGCTGTAATAGCTTTTGCCATCGCAGGAAGACCGGTTACACCACCAGACAGCTTCTCATATAGCGCGATTGATCCCATCAAATCAGCAAATAAGAGAGTGACAGCGCCAAGGGCGGTAGTCAACTTCTCAGAATCTACCAGGGATAACGCAATAAGAGATACCGAAAGGATAGCTATAGCTCCAGCAATTTTCAAAAGAATTCCTGCTCGAATTTGTTGCTGCCATGCGGTCATAATATCCTTGACGCCTGTCATTACGGTTGAGATACCAGCAAGAATTCCGTTGGCATTCTCTGCAAATCCAGAGATACTTTTAAATATGTCCGTAATACTACCGAACAACCCGGTACCTTTGTTTACAAACTTCCAGATCGCCAAGAGCAAACCCGAAAGTAAACCAGCATTCAGAGAGTCAAATATTCCCTTGAAACTGACTTTGGAGAAGTCGATCTTTGATAGCTTATCGAGGATCGTCAAAGCAAATTTACTGAGAGCATCCTTAACGTTGTCGGCAATCTTAGCGAGTTTCTCACGAAATGGATTTGCTGCCTGATTTAATCCGTCCGTAGACTTCTTAAATATACCCCCCAGACCAAGCAACCCAGCAAATCTTTGGCGAATCCTCTCGATAAATCCTTCCAGAATGCCAAGATCCAGATTCTTGAAGAAGCCGAAGAACGACGCAATAGCTCCAACGAATGCTTTTAGAAATCCTTCAGATTTTCGAAGCACCTGGAATCTATCTACTGCGGTAACAATAGCATTTACGGCTGTACCAATTACACCAGCAACAACCATAATAGCATTACCAACCGCCCGCATGATTCTTCCAAAGGTATCGTTGGCTTTGATCGTGTCGCGCAATCTTGTGATGAAGTCACCAAGAGTAGCGAGCAAATCCACAAGGCTTGTTCCGACGGGAGATATAGCACCCAGCAATCGACCAAGCTCTTTAGCAATTGCAACGACGATCATTTTACCAATGTCAAGAATAGAGAAGACTCCCTTGAATATGCGCTTGACATTCTCTGCGCCTTTGGTCGAGAGGATAAGACGCTTGGTGAAAGCCGCCACAGCCTCTGTAATAGCCATCAAATTTTGAGCTGTAGCTGGAGGAAATATCTCTCGCATCGCATCTCGAATTGGGTTGATGACTGTAACTACCGCATTGATGGCATTTTGGAAAGCCTCAATGAGTTTGGTTCTTCCACCAAGATCGCTCCACCCCTGAAGTAATTCGTTTCGAGCTTTGGCAGATGCACCGATCAAACCACCAAAGAAATTATTAAGATCTGTCAAGAAAGACTTAGCTTCCTCGAAATCACCGATGATAATTTCCCACGTTTGTGCCCAGCCGGATTGAGCCGCCTCTTTCAAGGTACCCACCAACTGACTAAACGTCTTTACTTTGGTAGCAGCATCTTTAGCAGTCTCTCCCATTTTGATGATTCCTGCTATCTGCTCTTCGTTGTATCCCATAGTTCTCAGTTGCTCGGCATTCAGATCGCCCGTAAACTTCTGTAGGGTTTCTGTAAGGATTTCACTTGAGAACCAGCCTCTTTGAAGACTGTCTCGGAAGCTTCCTTCCTCTTCAATGATCTGATCAATCGCCACACCATGTACTCTAGCGGTCTCCATGACAGCATCCTGGAATACCTGACCACCCATGCCCGCATTCACAACCGAATTCCAGTCCATAAGACGAACAGTTCCGGTTGACAATGCCTGTGAAAGTTGATACATGGCCGTGCTAGCCTGATCTGCGTTTGAACCAGAGACAGCAGCAAGGTTAGCAATACCCTTGATGGCTGCAACCGAGGTGTCCAACTTTACACCAGCAGCGGTAAATGTACCAATGTTTCGAGCCATCTGTTGAAAGTTATAGATCGTCTGATCTGAATAAGTATTCAACTCATTCAAAGCATTGGTAACCGTCTGTAGGTTTGTGCCTTCCTTTTGGGTATTTGCCAAGATCGTTTGTACACTGTTTAGCTTGGTTTCGTACTCGTTCAAACCCGTCTTGATGGGGTCGATTACGAAAGCGTTGAACATTTTCTTACCAGCTTCAATGGCAGCATTGGTAAGATTGAGTAGTACACCAATTCCCACGATTCCCATTGCAGAAAATCTATTCGCAATTGTGTTGACGCCATCTGCGATCGGACCAAGATTGACCCGACTGGCGCCCTTACTAATCCCATCAAAGGATTTCTCTGCCCCACTAAAGTTCAGAGCTTTCTTCAATTTATCGAGGGTCCCCAGACTTGTACCGACGTTTCTCTCGAAATCAGAATTCTGAAATGCCATTTGAACTACACGTTCATCAATCGTTGCGGTCATAGGCTGGTTACCTCCTTCCATAAGTTATCTGCAATTGTATCGAACAGAGGTCGCATCGACGGGTTTATGAAATCCCGACCCTCAACGAATGTTCCTGATCTGGTGGCGTGACCGTATTGTAATAGAATAACAACCGGAACACCATCCACAAGATTCTTGTTCTTCCAAAAAATGCTAAATCCAGACCTCGTCGTTACGATCTCAAAGTCCCAGGAATCTGCGGTTATCCCACTATCCTTAGGCGTTGATGCTCGTAATGCCGAAAGTCCTTGTATAGCGTATCGTTCAAGTATTGGGCGATAGTTTATCTTTCGTGCTCTCTGGAGAAACTTCTGAGTTCTTCCTAAATCGCCACGGTGTGTAAATTTGATCAAGAGAAACCTCCTAACCGTTAGTGTTAAGTTTTGCTCTCCGAGCATCATTCAAAGCCCTTTGTTGCTTGGCTGCTTCTTTCCGAGACATTTTCTTGGGTGGTTGGTTCTTAATGCTACAAACGTTGATGAGAGTCAACAGACGATTAAGATGCCACTTTTGACACTCGAAAGGTATTGTAAAGGCGATCATCCAATAATAGATAAGCTCGGCGGTTATGACTTCCTTGTTTGTTTTGGTTTCTTTGGGTTTGCTGAAAGTTGTTGCTGTCATAGGAGCATCAATGTAATCAGCAACCAGATCAATTTCCTTTTGACGAATTAGAAAATATACAGAAGGATCTGGATTCTGAGTTATCGTCATGCATCGAATGTAGTCAATTGTTTCTTCTGGCGTTTTGTCCTTACTACTTATAAAGGGCTTATGCCATTTTGACTCCCATTTTGACAAGGAGACAAGAGAATGCTCCAACTGCAACTCGTACTCCTTCGAGTGGACGAACTCTTGTTTCTGATCGTCAAACAACTCTCTTGAGGGAATGATAAGCTTTAACATTCTCTTGTCTCCGCTGTTTACTTGTTAATTGGAAGTTCTTTGGGGAGAATTCCCTCGATGAACTTCGCTGTATAGTCTGGCTCGGTGACCAGACGCAGAAACAGGGAATTGTACGCCTGACTCTGCATAAAGGCGGTGGAGATCTCCTCGCTCTTGCGGAAGTACCGACCGTCTTCAGATTTCTCGCCGTACGCTCGTGCCAGGAGATCCCGGA